CATACGCACTCGTAATCCGTTGAGTGCTCCACCTGGACTGTGAGAGATGTTCTTTGGACCATAATCTTTATGTTTGCGGATGAGCAAATTACCTGCTGTGTCAAGGATTCGCCACACATTAGCAACGAACTCCGAATCTAACTTCTTGTCGGAATCGGTTTGACTGTAATAGTACCACTCTTGAAGTCTATGGAAACTATTACCATCCCCAATTCCTTCAGATACTCTGCCATCTGAGTCAATTCCTTCTTTGTAGTCACTCACTATACTCCTCCTACTAGGTTGGCTGTTGCTTCTTGTCCATTCACCAGATAGAAGTCTGTTATGTCCATACCTGGTGGTAATTGTACGATTTGTGAGTTGATTAACTCACCTGCGACACGCCTAGAGAACTCAGCTCCAGGGTTAGTCCCATCTTCTTTAACATCATTGTCACCGACTACATAAACCATATCGAAACCATTGAATAACTTTGAATAATAAGGCTTCCAAGCAGCAACACCAGGCACTCCTACTGCTGGCACTTGGCAATTAGCTTCCATAACTATCGCATCAAACTCACCCTCACATACAACTACCCTGCTGGTATTAGACATAGTTGAAATGACATTAAACAGGTGTGACTTCTGACCAATAGGCGCACCATACTTAGGCTTACCATCATCTAATCTTCTAAACTTAAAGCCAACACAGATATCTAAAGCAGTGAAGTAAGGTATAGATATCCAACCTTGATAGCCTTGGTGTCCCTCTATCGGATCTGTGATAGAACCAAGACGATACCTAGCTGCTATCTCCTCAGATATTCCACGTCCTTCTAGATATTGCAGAGCTTCTGGGCTTATCTCCTGTGCGTAGTGATGAGCCGCTTCCTCCAATAATTTCGCCTGCCCTTGCGAGAGCATCTTTGAACCCCACATTCTCTAGTTCCATAATTACATTAACAGCGTTGCCACCCTTGCCACAGGTATGACAGAAATATAAATTGTTATAGGTGTCAATGACTGCGCTCTTACGAGCATCATCGTGCATACAACAACGAACAGATATGTTGCGACCTTCTTTTACTTCGCCTCCGAAGTGTCTAACTACATCTGCTATGGAGACTGTGTTTGCATCAGAGTCGCCTTTTGACCTTTTCTTACGAACCACCCTGGACCAGTCTTGTGTTGGCAAGCGCAGTCTCCTTTACAGTATCCGTGCATCTCTTCAGCCTTATCGTACTGGCCTCGTGAGTTAAACTCACCAGCCACCTTGCAGTCCACGCACATCATTTCTTTTTAGGTTCTTCTTCTGCTACTACTTCAGTTGGTTCATCTGGTATCTGTACATCTTCAAGCTCTTTCTGTACTTCTGGTGTATCAAATATCTGGCTACTGGTTATCTTTCCTTCTGGTACTGGCATTTGTCCTACCCATTTCTCTAGTGTTTGTATTACCCAAGCATCTTCTATGCTACCTCTGCGCCTCTTAACTATAACGAAGGCGGGAGGCTCAACCACAAGACCCCGCGCCTTCGCATAGTTGGCTGCCTCAACCTGAGCTTCCGCCCAGAACTGAGGAAGATCTAATGACTTTCTATTCTTACATTCCAGAATATAGGTCTGACCTGCGATTATGGTGACAATATCACCCTCGTCATTGGCTCCTGCCTTAGCAAGTCTTTCAGCAAAGTGGCCTAGTTTGCGTAGATACTTCATCACATCTGTCTCAAACTTAGAACCCTTAGCCTTATTGTAACTAGACATAGCCACCTACATTAGAACGAAGAACAGATCTACCATAAGAATCAGAGTCAGATATCTGGCAGGTAGCAAAGTTCACAAAGAGCCCTACATAATCCTTACCATCTGCTTGATGCTTTCCAAAACGATTCTTTACTGGTGCAACTCTTAAAGTATTTTCTATTGGGCTATAGCCAAGAGTAAGTATCATCGCAGGTAGCTGACTTACCTTTCCGTGAATAGCACGGCGAGCTGAAGGTTCAGTTGGATTACCATACTCACTCTGTTCTGATACGTGATGCAGTACTAACACACAGGCTTCAGTCTTCCTAGACATATCGTGCAACTCAACCATAATCTGGCGCAGTCCTGCCCATTCATTATCAGATTCAGCAACAACATTCATTAAGTTATCTATTACGATTAGCTCTGGAGCCAACCCATATAGTTCTATGTAGGCTTTGATTTCCATTTCTATATCATCAAGATTAGGACTGGAGTCAAAGACCCATTGTATATGCGACATACTCTCCAAGTACTTATCATAGTAACGAGGATTCTCAGTAATCATTTTCTCAACTGTCTGCTGAGTATGACCTGCTGTATGTGCAGATGCTCGCATCATTACTGTAGCGGTATCAGTATCTGCTGAGAAGAATAAAGTAGGAACCTTTGCCTGAATGGTATAGACCAGAGCGAACATAGACTTACCAGCATTGGGCGCAGCAGCGACCATACATACTTGGCCTCGTCTAAACTTTATATCTTTCTTCTCTAGATCTTTCCATACTGTAGGCAGGGGTTGTGCTGTAGTACGAGAAGACTTCCAAGCTCTATCTAGTCTAAGCATTATGCCCCTCCCTTGGCAGTATTACATTTCTTTTTCTTCTAGCTTCTTTTAGGTCAGCCCCTGTGAGGCCACCCCAGATACCAAATCTTTCGTTCTGTATACCCCATTCAGCGCATTCGGATTTATGGACACATCTTCCACAGATAGTTTTTGCAAAACTTGTATGGTAACGAGAACTACTGTCTGTTCCAGTAACCTCTGGGAACCAATGGTCTCCTCCGACTTGAGCACATAGCGGAGCCTCGTATTCACGTGGCTCTCGCATTGTGTTACGCCCAAATCGTTGCCGCTTGTTGGTCCTTTGGTATCTTCGCACCAGTCCACTTAGGACCAGTAGCAGGATCAAACCAACCCTTGTATGGCTTGCCAGTTGCTTGTGCCTTACCGTGCTTTAGAACCATCTTCCCACGAGAGCACTCTGGTGCGCTTGGGTGGTTGTATACCCAGATGTTGCCATACTTATCGTTGACAGTTTCTTCTCCGCCAGCAGATGGTGCTGATGCTACTGCTGGTGCAGAATTGTAAACGGGAGCAGCAGGTGCAGAGCCTGCATACGCTTGACTTGTGCTTGTAATAAGGGCAGAAAAGTCAGAAGCTGCTGTTAGCAACCCTTCCAATTCCTCCTTGCTTGTAGCATAAAGGTTAATGAGAGTTCCATCTGGTGTCTTGAAATTGACTTGGAACTTTGTTGATTCTGGTGCAGCCACTTTACTTACCTCCATTATGTTTTATTGAAAGGCGCAGACTATCCTTGCCTTTTAGAGTTGGTACGAATCCAAGGATCTCTTGGACTTTTTCTTTATCTACTTGCTTAGGTCCAGCTACCTCTGTCCATCTAACTTCAACACCTGTAGCTGTAACCCCAACAACACCAGTCAGTGCTTCCTTGATTGCATCCTTCTGAGTTGTTAATTCTTTTATCTTGTTATCTATCTGTAGATATTCCAAAGCCTGATTACTGGACTCATCACTTTCAATGAGCGGTAACTCAGTCTTTGTACGTTCTTTTTTTAGACCAACGCATCCAATCTCACCAGATGCGTCAAAGTATTTACAGTAGAACTTGCAGTAGCTCTCATCCTTTTCAGGTTCAGGAGCAACCTCACTGGTCTTAATAGCCTCTAACCAAGAGAGGGCTTCGAGCGCAACAGCAGGGTCATACTTCTCCGTATGGACCTTGACATCGCGCTCGTCACCATCTCGCGGTATTGCTACCAGATGAACATTAGTAACCTTCCCCAAGCCACTTTGTTCTATCAGGTATCCGTAAGTTTGGATTTGCCAGCGTTGTTGCTGACTTGGAAAGTAAGTGAGGTTCTTCAACTTCACTGTCTTCCAATCCACTACATCGCCTGTCCCAGGAATGTAGAGATCTACGTGAGCTTTCATTCCGTTATGTTCTACTGTTTGCTCTAGCAAAACTTCTTTGTTATTAGATAAAGCATTCTCTATAGAGTTATGGATAGCAGTACCCATAATAGCTGCGAGCTTTAGCTCTCCGCCATTGGTCTTCTCTTGTCCGTTTAATTTATACCAGACCTTACGCCGACAGCCACCTAATTCTGATGGACCTATCTGTGTCTGTAGCGATCTGCCTCTACTGTTCTCTTTCTCGTAGAGAGCCTTAACTAATAAATCTTTTATATCCATTTATGCTTTTCCCACCTAGTTATTGTGAAGCGGAATACTATCAGATTTATTACTAACATTCTAGCAACTAACCTGTATGGCATAGTGTCATAGTCGTGAAAGTAATCAATACCAAAGCCCCAGTTATTCAAACTGCCAAAGCTGAAATGAATTGAATAGTCTCGTATCACGTTATTATCCTTCCTTGACAGACTAATTGAATCGGAGGACAGGTATTGATGTCAAGGATGCTGGCTATTTGAACAGCGCGTTCGGCGTGTTGGTCAATGTTGCCTAACGTAAGACGGTCAACGCGATCATAGAGATAGCCGAGAGCATAAGCCCCACCACTACCCAAGCCGTAAACACCCTTGTCGGACTGGATGAACGAGAGGTCGGTTGCAATATGGAATAGGTTGCCATCAAACGCGACAAGGTAGTCGAACCCTGCTTCTTTATCTTTGTTTGCTTCATACGGGTCGTATCCATTCTCTTTGAAAGCCTTCAGAATTGAAGGCATAATTTTCTTACCCATCCACTGCACGGGATCTGAACCTTTATAGACTGGCGGTTTCCAGTTGTAAGCCAAGATATCACCAGGCCTGGAATCTCCTACCAGTCCCAGTAAGTATCTACCAACGTTAATAATCTTAGGTGTAGTACTACTTATAGTCCGTAAGTTATCTTCAGTAATCTGGCTATCAGCAGCCATTATCACCATATCAGTAATCTGTATTCCTACCAGTGTCGTCATAGCAGAGAAATATACCTTCTCTCGGCGTGTCGTACCAGTAACGACACACCTTGTCATTAAACTATGAGCGGAGCGAATAAAACAGAAACAATCGTTCCGAGCCGCCAAGGGCGGCGAGAGGCGACTGACATCAGGAAGGAGCCGTGAACTCAATGTTGTTCCGTCTACTTCGGCTGCTTAGATTACCACCTGTCAAAGCAGCAGATCTCAGGTCCCTTGGACCTACTCACGTCTGTAGCTGTGGCTGTACTATGTTTAACATTATGGCTCAGTTCCAAGACTATGAGATATCCTGGTACTTTCTTGATGCTACCTGTGTTAACTGCGGTAACCTAGTTCGTATCCCTTGTCCTGTTGATAACAACGAGAATAGTTTTTAGGCATAAAAAAAGAAGCCCCCACCCCGTTAGGGATGAGGGCCTTTTGCCTCGCGCTTGCTACAAACTATTAGTTTGAACCACGTCCAAACTCAGTAGCAGACGGATCTAGCCACTTGAGTACTGGACCTAGGAAGCCAGCCAAAGCTGCAGTTCCAAGGACTTTAAGATTAGTCTCTCCTGCTAGGTATAGTGCGATTGCTGCAGCAGCAGAAGCACGAAACCAAGTAAGACCGACTTGCTTTAATTGTTCCATTAGATTGCCTTTCGTTTTGTATTGTGAACCTTACAGCAGGTACAGACTGGTACCAAAATGGTACCTTTTGCCACCTTCTTCTTAGCTTGAGGCTGAAGTCCAGCCACAATCTGGTTCACAATCTTAGGTTGATTCATCCACCAGAACCAAGGGCTAGTATCATTAGCCAGGTCAGGGTTGATAGAAATATGAAGGTGCTTAGTGTGAGGGTTGCTACCAGTATAAGGACGATTGCCAGACTTAGCCTTGTCGCGTGACCAAATTTTCTTATTGAAGATAAGGTAGGAAACCCTGTTATCCTCTTTAAGTTTTTCAAATATCTCGGCACAGTCAATACCTGCCTTTGGGTCGTGGGTCAGGTCTACTGCTAGTCCAGTATTGTGATCTGAATTAGGACTTGCCTTGATGTGAGCCTTGCTTGGCAGAAGTCCGTCCGATGCCTTCTTTCGCTTGGGAACAAGCGCAGTTGCCTGCCTGAGAACGGCAAGTGCTGCAGGTGTTGCACTCTTTACAACAGGTTTCATTCATTTCCTCAGTGCTTCCTTGACTAGCTCGGTTAACAGTTCTACTTTATTTTCTAGTAAATCAACCTTATCCTTGAGACTAGAGCCACCATTGGGTCTTAGTTCATATAGGTAATGCTTGACTAACCAGCGTATAAGTCCAGCAAATCCAGTGATTATTGTTAATGTGGCTACAGCTAGCCCAGCCCATTCAGTAGGTGTCATTTATACGCTCCGTATAGTTACTAGCAAAGTGCCCCCGAAACCTGAGAAGCGTTTATCTGTTGGTGTCCGATTGATGAAGTCCATCTCTTCTATGAGTCCAATGAAAGACTCACCTGTTCTGAAATCCTGAACGACAAGAGTGTCGCCAAGATTTTCTACTGCTTCGAGTTGTTGCATACGATCCCAAGCAGAACCTTCATAGCCTACCTCTACTCCAAACTTATCCGTCTCGTGGTCATAGCAGAAGACTGGATATTGAATCAGTCTTTGACGAGGGATTGCTGGTAGAGATTTGATTTGGTAACCATTAAATATAGGGCCAAGAGTTGTATCAGCAGTAGAGCGAGTAAATGTAAACTTGAATCCTAGATACTCTTGTGCTGTTGCAGGATAAGGGATACCACCTTCTGTAACAGTTTCACCCTGTGAATAGGTTCCGATATTGTAGCTAGTGCCAGCAGAGTCAATAGACTGCAGGCTTAGACCACCATTGGTAGAGATAAATCTAGGAAATAGTAACTTGTATATCTTAGGCTCTAAGGTGTTATAGCGGATATAACCAGTCTGCATATAACCAGATGCAACTTTGACTCCGTATGATTCAATCCATATTCCATCGCCTGGAACAGCAAAGACAACTCTATCGGTAGTACCAAGGAAGTCTGTAGATGATGGGTTAACAGTCTCACCACTTGCACAAACATCCCAAGCATAAGCAAAGACAAGGCTATTAGGAACCACTGGCTGTGATAAATCAATACGGATTAGACCTGACTCAGTACCTTGCAAGGTTGTTACATAAGCAAATTTATCCTTGAAAGTTACACTCTTGCACTCTGTATCTACTAGCAATGGTCCGTAACTTATGTCACCATCGGCAGATATCACTGCAATTCTTACACCCTTACTGGTGCAAAGAACTCCAAAGGTACCAAGGTAGACATCAAAGGCATTGAGTACTTCACCTTCTGGTAGGTCAACAACTACTGTTGGTGCATTAAGTTCTGGGAATCCAAGAGCGTTAGTATTAGTAGTATCTAATGTAATCTTGTAGAGAGATGACTGAGATCCAGCATAGCCACCAACATAGAAAGCAGCAGGTCCTTCGGATATGGTTGTCCATATCCACGATGGATTTGGATGTCTATAGAGTTCACCAGGTAAAGAGTGACCACCTACAGTGGTTGTATTATTTGAATTTAATTCATAGATATCCCTATCAACTGCAGCAAGTAAACGTTGTTTTGCATAACGCAGCGCTACTGTGGTAACTGGACCGCTAAGATTATAGAGATGACCATCAGATGTAGAACCAAAGATATTACCTCTATGAAGTTTGGCATTATCTGCAGCAAAGTATCTAGTGCCATCAGAGGTTA